CGGGTACGCATAAGCGCCACCAGCGCCAGTCAAACCTTCCCAGAGCGGGCCATAAGCCGTGCTGCCAAGAGCAGTTGTGTTACCAAAGAGGTTGATCGGCTCATGCCAAGAAATCTGGCCGCGAGCAACCTGAAGCTCCCACGGTTCGTTCTTACCGGTCTTTGTTACTGATGATGGTGCCGCCATGACATGCCTCAACCATAGTTCTTGTAGACTTCCATGACGACAGTGTATCTGTCGCCAGAAGCCGCACCGACGGTGGTGAACAGGATGTCCCCCGTTTTTCCCGCCCCAGCATTATTGTTCAAGCCACCGAACCGGCTAAAATCAAAGGTGACGAAATCCGCCTCACCTAAGGTCATGATCAGTACATCAGTACTGGCGTCCCACAGCATGTTAAGGCCCATACCCGCAGTGATCGCATCAATCTTGTTGATTGCCACGCTGGTGCAGGAAAGGCCTTGGTAGCTAGATAGCGCCGACACGTCCACCTTGACGACACCGGTTTCACCAGTGCCGTCAGAGATATTGGTGAACTTGAAGACGGCACGCTGGGTGCCGTCAACCAAGATCTGAGTTGTTACTGCGTCAGCCATGTCGGCCTCCTTTTAGAGCGGAGGATTACGACGGCAGGAGCGGCAGCGTGTACCAATCCGTGGCGTCTTTGGCGATGACCATGAAGCAGACATCGTCAACAACGGTGATGGCCGCGTTGGCCGAGCCGTCATTAACCTTGTCGCCGGTGTTCGGATAAACCTTGAGGTCCGCGCCGGGGCCGACCTTGATCATCACAACCGTACCAGCAACCGCTGCCGGGAGCTTCACGCCCTTGGCATCGTCGGCACCGGTGACGTAGTTAAAGCCCGCCGAAAGAGCAGCAGCATCACCCTGAGCCGAACCAGCGGCCGCAACGGTGGTGGAGGTGACGGCGAGGTTGCCAGTCACGTTGCCCGTGATGTTGCCAGTCACGTTGCCCGTGATGTTACCAATAAAGCCGTTCTGCGAGGTAACTGGACCGGAAAAAGTAGTAGAAGCCATTTTGCTTCACTCCTGCACGATGGGGCCCAGTAGTCTGTGCAGCGTCCGCCGGGACGGTCTACAGGGCCGGATTAACCCGGTAAAAGACAGTGCCATATCTGGCAGGCAAAAGAAAGGGCCCGCCGAAGCGGGCCCCCGTTTTCGTTAGGCAGCGCCTTCCGAGCCGTAGATGGAACGGAAATCCGACCAACCGAACGAGTAACGCTCACGCGCCTTGTAGCGCACGTTGCCCGTTTCGAAGTCGCCTTCCATTGCCGTCTTGATCGGCGAACGGACGAAGTGCTTCATGCCATTCGGAGCGTCGGTCTTGACGAACCAAGCATCCGGATCGGTCAGGAAGTGGTTGATGACGTAGCCCTGCGGGAGCATTCCCATGCTCTTCATTGCGTTGACGTCGTTGTCGGCAGTACCGACGCGGAGGTCAGACACAAGGATACGCTCAGCGGTGAACTGGAGCGCCGGGGGAACGATCAGCTTCATGCCGCGGAGGGCAATCTTCAGACCGCGTTCGTCAACGAAAGCCGAAATGTCGATGAGCGCCTGCTCAAGCGACGTTTCGTTCAAGTCGGCCGGAGTGGCCGGCTCGTTGACGACGTTGCCACCACCAACCGTCGGGTGGGTGCCGCAAAGCTCGACGCCGTCGCCGCCCTTGTAGGACGAGTTGAAGGCGTTGTTGAGGATCGCAGCAGCCTTCACCTGCTTCGTGTTCGCCATCGAGCGAGCAAGAGCGCGGGTGTAACGGGCCGAGAGGCGGTCGTAGAGGTTGTCTTCGACAGCTTCTTCCGTGATGGCGAATGCGAGAGCAATCGTCTCATGGGTGTAGCGGGCCGTCCAAGCTTCGCCAGCCGTGTCGTAGGAGACGGCAGCGCCTTCACCTTTTGTCGGGGCCTGACCAAAGCCAGAGAGCATGACTTCTTCTTCGAACGCGCGGTCCGAGCTCTCCGTGTCGAAGATCTCAGCGTGCTCGTTGTCGTAGCGGTCATACTCAAGACCGAACAGGGCGTTAAGGCCCGGTTCCAGTTCTTTGAGGAGTTGTGAACGTGTAATAGCCATCTTTTAAACTCCTCAGATGCCCTGGTTCGTACCGTTAGTCGAATAACGGTAGAAGTGGTTGTTGAGCATCACGATGGCCAAACGACCAGCAGCCAGCGCGTCGTCGTTCGAAGGAGAATCTTCGAAGCCGATGATGCGGAGGTTGAGGACGTCCGAACCCGAACCTTCGTCAGCCGTCGAAACAGCGAGCTCACCCGAGGACATGCCCGTGGTGGCGTTGCCGCTGGTGGCGGTAGCGAAGTTTGCGTTTTCGTGAATGAGTTCATCGGCTGCGGCCGCGTTGCAGTTGATCAGGAAGAGCTGATCAGGATGCGAAGCGATAAGTGCCGTAGCTTCCGTTCCGGCCATAACAGCCGCCGTACCCGGCCACTTGTTGGCGTAGGTCGGAGTACCGTTGAGGTCGGTGTAGTTGCAGCCAAGGAACGCGCCCAGAAGAGGGACCGTACCACCATTTGCGTTGCCGACGATGTCGATAAGACCGTTGTTCAACGGGATCACCGGGGTGCCTTCATAGATGACGCTAGAAGTGCCCGCGGTACCCGTCAACTGGATCTTATACGAGCTAACACCGTTGGTGTTAGCGCCTTCGCCGAGCATCTTGTACGGGCGGAGCCCGAAAGCGGCATCGATATTTGCCATTGCTCAGATCCTTTAGACGTTAATCGGAGGAGCGATTTCCCCCGAAGGTGACTCTGCTTTGCCGGTCAGGTTTGCTGATCGGCATGTTTGGGTTGCTCTCACGCATCAGGTCGTTGTCTACTGCAGCGAGCTGTTCGCCTGTTTGACGACGGTAATACGCGTTGCGTTGTTGTGCGATTTCGAGAGGGATCCTGGCCAACACAAGCCCACCAACTCCAATAATACCGGCATGTTTGCCGTCTTGGACGGTGGGGAGTTCCCAATCCGGATACTCCTCGGCGCGAACTAGCTCAAAGCCTTCGCGAAGTCTTGCGGATAGATTCTTCCGGTCATCCTGCCCATTGGCTTCCATACGGATCCAACGGTGGGCATATCCCTCCGGTGCAGGAGGTGCGTCCAGTGAGGACGGGGGCTTCCACGCTTTGGGGCGGGAAGACTTAGCACGGCTGTTTTCAGCACGCGGGGTACGTTCCATGTTCGGCTCCTTCTTCAACGAGCGAGTTTCTGAAGTTGCCGCGCATAGTCTTTTACACTAACTCCGAGCTTGCGGGCAATCTCAATTTGTGAACGGGACAATTTCACCTGTTTGGGGTTACTTTCGGACCGTGCGGTTGGACGGGCTGATGCCACCGCCGCGGGGGCAGGTCGTTCCACAGGTTGCTCCTTCCGGAACTTGTGCGGGAACTCTCCACGAATGCGGCGGTCCAGCTCGGAGTAGTAATCTTCTCCCGACGGGTCGAAGCCCTCTTCTTCCACAAGCATCTTGTGGATGACAAAAGCTGTCGCCGTCATGGCTTGGTCTGCACCAAACCATTCATTTCGCTCGGCCCACGCTTCGGCACGGGGGTCGGGACGCGCAGCTTGCGGCTGCTGATACTGGGGTTGAGGCTGCGGAGTTTGAGGCTGAGCCTGCGGTTGGGGCTGAGTGGCACGCTGCTGTTTCGCAGTGCGCAGCTTATCTTCCTCCAAAGCCAAGGCGGCAAGCTGCTTCTGGGCTTCGATCTGCCCGTCCACGTCTCCCGACTCGACCGCGGCTTTCAGCTTGTCAGTAACAACCTGCTGCTGAGCCTTGACCCGGCCTTCGTATTCCACAACCAAGGACTGGTCGAGCTGATGGGCCTTCTGCTTGAAGGACTGATTCTCGACCTGCAGGCTCTTGGCATACTCAATTGCCGCCTGCTCTCGACGCTCAGCCTCGCGCATCTTGAAGGTCAGCTTGTCGATGCGCTTTTTAACCGCATCACTGATGCCAGAGAGATCTTCCTCTGACTTCTTGGGCTCTTCCTTCGGCTCTTCGGCCTTGGCCTCCGGCTCTGGGGCTTTCTCCTCTTTCTGCTCGGGGGCAGAGGAGGCTTCTTCCTCGGTCTCTTCGATGACCTCGAAATCGTCTTCGTCTTCTTTTTTGAGAACTTCCGTCTCAGACATATAGATCTACCTCTATAGCGCGGTTCAGACGTTCAAGACGTCTTTCGGATCCGCGATGGTTGCGATGATCTCGTCATCGTTGAGGATACGGACTTCACCGCCCTCAATCTTGAAGCGGGCTCCGGCATAGCGACCGAACAAAACCCAGTCACCCTTCTGGCACCACGGGCCTCCGGGAAACTTGTCTTTGTCGGTGTAGCAGTCGGCACCCATGTGAAGAACGTAGCCGACGACTGTCGCCAACGTCTGACGCTCCACGTATTCATCAGGGAGATAGACATTCCCCTGTGTCTTGCCTTGTCCCCGAAACGGGAGAACGAGCATGCGCCATCCGGTCGGCTTGGGGAGCCGCTCGATTGCCGTCATGTCCATCTTGGTTGGGTCTAGGTAGAGTTCGTCCTGTTTAACGTAGGCCGACTCTACAGGGGAGACTTCTGCCTTTACTTCTGGCACGGCGCTCTGGGCCTTCACTTTCCGGGCTACATGCTCCGGCAGGATGAGTTCACTCATCGTCGATGTCACTCTGCTTTAGCAGAAGGCGGATCTCAGATTCAATTTCGTTCCACGCTTCGAGCTTTCCCCGAAGGTGACGAAAAGCGGCGAAATCGTTGACGCTGCCTTCTGTTAAAGCCTCAACGACGACACTCCGACGCTCACGAACGATCTTGTACATTTTTTCTACAATGTAAAGGTCATCCATGGCTCAGTCCTTACAAAAGGCTTCGCGACGGGCGTTGTGTACCTTAACTTGTTGGATCGTCTTGTCCGTATCCTTCTGGCTCCACGTGATGTAGCCAAAGACGGAACAGCTAGTCTCTGTTGAAACGGTCGGGGTTGCGCAAGCTCCCAGGATCAACATCAACGGCATCACCAGCACGTATCGCATTTCTAACCCTTTCTAGTTCGATTTGTGCGCGGCGGGCCTCGGCATACGCCAAGGTGTCCGACCGGATCTTCCAGTAAAGCCCACCGGCCACCGTTACGGCTAGAGCACCGAATGCTAGATACCGGCCGATGGGGGTGAACAGAAACGGGATCATTCCCCGCTCTCTTCCAGTCTCTGACGGCGCCAATACCAGATCGCCGCCGCAGCGACCACGATCAGGAGCAGTAAAAGAAAAGTCGGATCCTTTAACATGTCGAAGACACTAGTTAAGGAATCCCCGGTTTCTTTAACTTGGCGCGACACTTCAGATGCCGCCGAGACCGCGGCAGCACCGCCCGTGAGGATGGCAGCGTTGCCTTCCTTGGACTTGGCCATGGTCTTTTTGGGCTTGGGGGCATCAGGAGCTGTACGGGCTTGGTTCGTATCGATGTCAGCATCATCGTTGACCGAGCGCCACATGGCACACTCGGCGCGGCGACGGCGAACGAGGCCTGGCAATTCCTTACCACCGCCCTTGGTCCACTTCATTAGCTCGGCCGGAACCGCATCGTAGTCGCCGGCGTTGAGCTTCTTGAGCAAGGTGGACTTGGCCAACGCTCCTTCGCCCACGTTGAACGTGAACGAGACAAGGGCGTCGAATTGATTCTGCGTTAGCGGAACTTTGACGAGCCGGTTCACTGCGTCTTCGTAACGCACAAGGTCGCGAACGAGGATATCGTTCGCTTCCTGCTTCGTGATTACCATGCCGGGTTTTACTTCCGGCTTTCCGGCTGCAGAGGTGTGGCCGTAGCCAATCGTCCAGACATCCGCTGGGCACTTGTAAGCCTCAAGCCTACGGCCTTCGAACTGTTGGATCAAAGAGATCCCAGCGGACGATGTTTTCACCGGACGACGAAGCCCTTGTTGCGGACCATGGCACCCTGACCGAGGAACTTCTGCCGGCCCTTCGGAGCGGGTTCAACCTTGACTGGTGTTTCCTGCGCCAGCGGCACCGAGCCTTGGCCGACGATGGTCTGAGATGTTTCGACGTTAGGGGTCTTGGGCTGCATGATATCACCTTAACCGTAGTACTGAGTTGTCCCGGAGGGACGGCGGAAGAAGGCCGGGATCGAAGCGATACCGGGACCAATTGGAGCGTAGGGGGTACCATACGCTATGGGGCGTGCTTGGGGAATGGGTACGGAGTACGTCTGATAGGCCGGCTGCTGCGCGACCTGTACAGGTTGCCCCATGAAATTTGCGGTCGTGTAGGAAACAGGGGTGACAGTTCTTGGCGCGGCGGACCGGTTGGCCAGCGCTTGATCCACCGTCATTGTCGGAACAAGGTCTCTCGGGTTTGAATCGACTCCGCCGCCCTCGCCACCTTGGTCTCCGGAGATACCAACAGGTCCTGTGCCGGTGCCGAGGTTCGCGCTGCCGGCGAGACCCATCAAACCGCCGCCGGTCTGCAGACCTTGACCCGTTGCTAGGCTGACGCCCTGACCATAGATCGACGTTCCGGTCAGACCCATGACGCCGAGGTTCGCCAATCCGTACCCCGGAATACCAAGGGAAAGGCCCATGTTGGCCAGCGCGGAAACCGCAGGAGACCCCATGATGCCGGCAATGCTGTTTGGGGCTGTTCCCACGGAGTAACTCGAAGGAACCCCGTCGATGCTCGTAACGCTGACAGGAGACCCGGTTAACGGATCGTTAAAGCTTTCAACTGTGGCCGAGCTTGAGGAACGTCCCGATGCCGCCGATGCGATTGAGGACCCGGAAGAAGATGTTGGAGACGAGCTTGGGGCGGAACTGGGGGCAGAACTAGCGGGGCCACCTAGACCCACGGCACCCAGTCCGCCCGATACGTTAGCACCCGAAAATCCGGTGGCACTTATCGATGGCCCACTGAAAGCACTGGGCTGAGACATTGCTCCAAGTTGAGCGCCAAAGTCTTGCGCCGTCATACCCGAAAAAGCGGTAGGGGCAGCACCCATAGATACAGAGGGGCTGACCGAAGTACCCACCGCTGTAGGACCAACGGAGGTACTTGGGGCTGTTGTCCCGATAGAACTTATCGCGCCGGATAGGCTGGTAGTTCCGGTCCCAAATCCGGTAAACCCGGTCCCAAATCCGGTCGGATCAGCAAGGCCAATGTCGGATAGGCTGTCGGCGGGGGAGGCCGCGGCTTGAGCCAAGCTGCTCCCTAAAGACTGAGCGTCGTTGGCAAAACTAACGGAGCCGCTTGGAACCCCGCCGATTCCCGTAGCCATACCAACCGCGGACATACCTTGGCTGACGTCTGGCGCGGAGCTGGACGGAGAAATTCCGGAGGTCGAGAATCCTTGCGGTCCGGTGTCTCCAAGTTCCGCAACTCCGGTTCCCATGCCGGGCATACCGCTCGTGCCGGCTATCCCGGAAATTCCGGACATGCTTGGTCCGGTTCCGATGCCCCCTAGAGAGCCGATGGAGCCTAGTCCTCCAGAGATGCCGGGAGCTCCAAGGCCCGCAACACCGGTTGAGGCCAAGCCTTGCGACACGTCCGCCGAGGTAAAGCCGCCGTAGCCCAAGCCTATGCCGGGAGTCATCCCGGCAGCGACAGATGCAATGGACGAAGTGCTTGTGGGGGATACTGAAGGCGATACCGAAGGCGATACGCTTGCCCCCTCGGTCGTACCCTCCGACCCAGAGGTTGTTCCGACACTGCCCCCAACCATGCCGGCTACGGCGGCAGCAATATCCGCGTTGCCTGTTGCAGCGGCATTTGCCATGGCCGCTTCTGGGCCACCGGAAGTATTGGCAATATTAGCCGCCGCATCTGTAATCGAGCCCGGACCATAACCGGGGGTTGCATTGGGGCCACCACCAATCGGGCCTACGGCAGCATCCGGGTCGTCGCCGCCTTCGTCGCCGCCTTCGTCTCCGTCTCCGCCTTCGTCTCCGCCGTCACCGTCGCTACCCGGTCCGTCGCTACCCGGTCCGTCTCCGCCAGGGCCCCCGCCGGGACCGCCACTTGGGCCGTCCCCGCCAAGACCATCACGCGGGATGTTAGCGAGAAGCAGGAGTTCCCACGGCATCAACATCAAGCAACCCCGGCCCTCTGGAGAGACACGTTAGCGCGAAGCTGAGCGATGTCTTCGTTGGACTGCATGCGTTCACGATCAAGCGCGTCTTTCGTCGCCAGCTTCTGACGGTCGAGAGCGATGCGCTCTTGTTCGGTTTGAGCCTTCGTCGCGACCTGCTGCGCCTTGATCTGCAGGTTCTTCTCCTGCAACTGGAGCAGAGGATCCGGGCCCTGCGGCTGCGGCTGGAGCTGCTGCAGAAGTTGCGACTGCATCTGCGCTTCAAGCTTTGCAACCATCGCCTGATACTGCGCGGGGTTCATTGGAGGCGGAGCCATCATCACGGGACGACCGAATTGATCAGCTCCCTGTACGGGTTGCTGCATCTGCTGCATGGCCTGCTGCTGCGCGAGCAGCGAGATGTGCTCAAAAATATGCGAGAGCAAAACGCCCTGAACTTGCGGCGAAGCCTGAATGAGCGGCAGCATATAAAACTGAGCATGAGCTGCAATATGCGCCATGTGATCCTGTTCGGGGAAGGCCTGTAGCGGGGAGCCCCCATTAGGAACAACAATCGACCTAGCATTTTCCTGCGCCGGTCCCTGCGGTTGTGGTTGCGGAGGAGGCGGAAGCAAGATGTCGATGTTCTGCACGTTGAGCGCAGAGTACATGCGACGATACGCTTCGTAGAGGTTGTGCATCTGCGGTGCGGCTTGAGCAAGACGGAGCTGCTCTTGCGCCAGCGAAATGCGCTGCGTCATCGAATAGATGTTCGGATCAGACACCGGCAAGATGTCGATACGCGCATCAAAGTCAGACGCCTTGATGGTGCGATCCGCATTCGGAACTTCATACGGATAAACTGGCGGCAGCGATTCCGCAAAAACTGCAGCGAGCAGTTTCAGTTCTTGGCCCTGCGCATAGTGCATGCGCTTGTGGACCGCCGACATGACACGCGAGCCACGCTCCAACAACGCAATCGTGGTGCCGACTGGGAGCTCTTGGTTGGTTTCACCCATGCCAAGGTCAGTCGTACCAACGAATTTCTGCGCTGCTGTGATACAGAACCCGAGCAACTGATAGAGTGTCGCACTCGGCTCTTTATACGGGAGCGGCAACAGGTTTTCGCGCAGCGAGCCGCCAGGCGCATCGACATCGCGCCACTCACCGGGCTGCAATGGCGAGTCCTGATCCTGAACGCGCAGGCCTTTCGCCTTGAAGCCGGCCGGCAAGTTCGAAAGCGTACCAGCGTCGATCAACTGACGCAGGATAGACGTGGATGAACGCGACAAATTGCCGAGCAAGTGGACGAGGCCGAAGCCATAGAAGCCCATGCCCGGAAGAAACTTGTAGTGAACGAAGTACTGGCGCTTACGGCGCAGCGGATCGTCCGCTTTGTAGTTGCGACGGATCGAAAGAATCTCTCCGCTCGACCGTTCAGTCGTCACGATGTACAGAAGCTTGATGCCCGTCTCGACACCGTCCGGCAGGCGGTCTTCAAAGCCCGGCAAATCCAAGTTGCAGTGGCATTCGAGCAGCGTGTACTCGTCAGAATCCTCTGACGGCTCGTTGCCCGTGATCTGATCGATCTTTTCCTTGATCTCGTCCGGCTCAGATACGCCCGGCTTCGACAATTCGATGTCGCGGTAGACGCCGGCCACCATCTGCTTGCGCAATTCGTTCGCCGAAATGCGAATGACGTGCGTTACACGCTCCGCGGTCAGCAAATCACGCGCCGTGTACGGGACGATCAGGTCTTGCGGCAGCACATAGGGGCTGGTCGCGCGACCGAGGAAGCCGTCATAGTACACTTTCTTGAAGGCCGACCCGCCATAGCCCACGTAGTAGAGCATCTGGTCGAAATCAGGGTCGTATTCCTGCATTTCGTGCGTGATTTCGTAGTTCATATAGGTACGAACACGCTCGGCTTGCGCCTCTTTCTCCGGTGTCGCCGCACCAATGATCTGTGTGCGGACCGGACCGCCCGGAGGAAGTAGTTCTTTGTAGGCTTGCGCCTGAAATTGGATGACCGACTCGTTCAAAATCGGGTGAACAACCCCTGAAGCTCCATCAAATGGCTCGGTGCGCTCCTCATACTGCAAGCCGAGGAGCGTCATGCCTTTCTCGTAGGTGTCTT